CTATCATCAGCCGCGTTCTCCCTTGTCGTCTGGTTTTGGTTATACGCCCGGTCGTGCATTTCTTTTATTTCATCTAAATCAAGCATCAAGCCACCATTAAAAGGGGTTTATTATGGCTACATATAATTTTATCGACAGAACCGGCGAAGTCCATGGCCGCCTTACTGTTACTTGTCGATCCACTGCGCACAAAAGGACTTACTGGGACTGTCGATGTCAGTGCGGCAATCTTACCACAGTTAGAGGTGATCACCTTAAGGAAGGGCGCGTCTCCTCTTGCGGCTGCTACTCCGAGGAGTCTCATACTAAGCACGGGATGGCTAGATCCCCTGAGTATTACTGCTGGCAATCTATGAAAGATAGATGCAATAACGCGGCTGCTAGGGAATACAAAAACTATGGTGGGCGAGGAATAACCGTATGCAAAGAATGGGCGGAATCTTTCGAGGAGTTCTTTTCGGTAATGGGCAAGAGACCATCTGGTGGATACTCTCTTGATAGAATAGATAACGAAGGGAATTATGAGCCCAGCAATTGCAAGTGGTCCACTTGTCGACAGCAAGTTAACAACCGAAGAAATAGCAGAATATACACGCTTAATGGAGAGTCGCTTTGCCTTAAAGACTGGTGCCGAAAATTTGACGTTAATTACACTACTGTTAGGCATAGACTCTCTAAAGGTAAGGCAATAGAAGAGGCTCTTGGCATTTAGCATTTATCTGCCTATACGTTGTAGGGGTCGAGGAATAATAGGTGTAACAATTCTATTGATTATACTTGCTTTGTCGAATGATAACACGCACGCATCGAATAGGTTAGGGGAGGGTATCTTAAGCCGGCTACCATCGGGCATTGTGATGCCTTTGCGCAGCTCCTCCTTAGTGTAGAACCTGACTCTATCCCCTTGCTTGATCGGTGTCTTACATGCCTCAGCCTTAAGCTTTTCCAGCATCTCTGGCTTGATAGACTTAGAACAAAAGCTGATTAATGTTTCAGGGTCATGATACTTACCATTGACCACCGCTTCATAGGTATTAAGGATGCGCTCAGCAATACCAATGATATTCTGGGCTTTCTTGTTATGCAGTACGTCTTTGTTTCTTAGTGTATCACTGCGGTTAGTGAGCATAGCCGTTTCACTCTTGAACAGAGCTTCAGGGAAGTGTATTTCACTCGACCCCTTATAGGCGTATATCTGTGTCCCTTTACCGTTAAAGCACTTGTCGACATTATCTCTTAGCGTTGCACCTAGGCCGTCAGCATCATATCCAAATGAATCAGCACCATAAGCAATAGCTCTCTTACAAGACTCATCCATCTTACGATTACCATTCTCGCCGGGTATCTCGTCTATATCAGTAAACACCACACCATGCCTGGCAGCATAACCACAAGGATCACCACCAGTATCAGATGGATCACATGAAACTACCTTAGCACCCAGTGCCTCAAACCCCAGCTTAAGGTGAGCATCAATACATGCCTTGAACCAATCCTCCTTAATCACAGAGTTGGCAACGTCATCATTAAACTTGCCGTTCCATACGCCATCGAATCTAGCCTGACTCATTATTCCTCTCTTCACCTTACCCCTATCCTTATCGATTTCCTGCTGTAATGATTCGTCATGTCTAAACCAAGGGTTATCTTCATAGGTTAATTTGATGATCATGTGGTATTCATCTTCATACATACCGCACTTATCTAACTCGGCTTGATAAGGTGTTATGAACTCATGACTCATTGGATCTTGCGAACTACCTGTATTCCATAAGTACCACAACTCAGCCCCTTTAGTATCTCTTAGCGTCGGTCCTAATGTGTCGATAGTATTCTGTGTTGTCTTCTCTGCCTCCTCCATAAGAAAGAATTTATAATCAGCGGCGCCCTTCATATCTAAGATGTTCTGCATACCGCCAAAGGTAAACTTTCCGCTGTTACCGTTTCTGATCTCCCACTTACTGGGTACGGATAGAAAGCCACCTAATTCACTGCGCTTAACCGTTAACTCTATACCGGCATAGATTGATTCTTTAAGGGCTGTCATCCGCTCCCTTAATACATACACCCTTGAACCACATGAGTGAACATCAGCAACCATTACATTCTGTGCGAATCTTGTTTTCATTCCTCCTCGACCGCCAAAGAAGCACTTGTATTTCTTGTGCTTCAATATGGCCGGCTCTAACTTCTCAACGAGTAATACTGTCGGCTCATCTTCTGTTGGTGTCATATCACCGATGCGGCCCTTCCATCTGCGAATGATGTTAGGTACTAACTTGCCATCGATGTTATCAACTCTGTCTATGATTCCGTATACAGTTGGTTCTAGTTGTCCACTGGCAGCATGGGCTAATGGCTCTAGTCGTTTGATCCTGCTAGCTAGGCTAGGCATCTATATCAATCCCTAGGGCCTCCTCTATCCTCTTGATTCGATCCTTGAGGTCTGTGCTCATCTCGATATCGACAGCAGCTTTAACAGCGTTGATAAATATAAGTGCAATGTCTGGAGGGATAACACCACTAGCAGCTGCATCTAATACCTCTGCCGCCTGCAAGTGAGGTTCTGCGTCTTTAGTGAAATCAAACTCTACCTTTGGCGAAGTGGCTTTAGTCAGTGGTGCTATACGTCCTAACAACTCTCTAAATGCAAAAGCGTCGTCAGGGTTAAACGCCCTCTCAACGAGAAGATCAAAGAAGCCCTCTTCTGTCTTACTAAGCCGGGTCATTGCCTCTAATATTTTAGTTCTGTCACTCTTACCCCTACCGTTTCTTTTGGCAGGCTGGTTATCTGATGTGAACTTAGTATCTTTTGACATATTGACCGTTAATTTACCGTTATTTGCGGATGGATTGCCCAAAAAAAGACCTCTTTCAAGGTCTTATGCTGGTGCTTACTAACTAATAGCCTGACTTCTTAGGTTTGCGAGCACCTTTCTTGGCACTATTCTTGCCTGCGTTCTTCTTGTTGGTCTTCATTCGTTGGCCGCGTTTAGGGCCTGATTTATGTGGCATGATTATTTCCTCAGCAAGCGGCTAAGACTGTGAATGTTGCGTCGTCGCCATAAAATACTTTAGGGGTTGCGTCTGTGTAAGTACCGCAGACAGTGTAAAGTCCTAATTCTGTAAAATCAGTTGCTAGGGTAGTGAACTCCATATAAGTGCTAGCCGGTAGAACTCCGACATCTGGATCAGTCACTTGTATAGCTGGATCAGTTACCCTTGGATTGCTAATAATAAACTCAACACCTGTTGGAGATGTGAACTTAAGATCTAAAGCAGTATTGCCGCTCAAGTCAAAGAACGTGGCGTATCTAAAGGTTTTTCCCACCTCAGTGGATTTCAGACTCATATATCACCCTTAACTGTGGTAGGTCTTGTGTCTATTCTGCCGGTATTACCTTGACCTGTTTCGTCAATAGTACCAGACACGCCAAAAGTATCATATATCATACCAGATACCGCTAGAGGCCTCGTTAGTATTCTGCCTGTGTTGCCTTGTCCTGTTTGATCGATTAACCCTATAACGCCGAAAGTACTATCAGTAGTGATAATAACCTGGCCGATAGAGTAACCACGTAAGACGACATCTTTAATAGTGCCGTTAAAGGTTCCATTTCCGAAACCTCTTGTTACGACTAAAGCAATACTCATGTTGTTCTAGTTAGCCCGGTTGGGTTGGTGCCATCATTCAATGTGAACGTAGCTGCTGTTGTAGCCCCGTCTACCTCTCTAATAGTCATTGTTGTGCCGGCTATAACGTGATCGCCTAGTATCTGCTGAATAAGCATAAGCGACTGTGTAAGCGTTGGAGCCGCACCATCAGCCGAATAGCTCTCTGTCATCTGAGTAGTAAGAATATCAATGACAGATATATCATTAAGGGCCGCTATAGCTACACCGTTGGCCGTTATGCCTGCGTTATCAGGGGCTACTGTATTAGCACCTTCAGTGCCTCTCATGTCTGTATTAGTGGTTGTCGTCGCTACTAGGGTTACATTATCAACAGCGCCAGCAGTAAGGTTAATATTAGCGGCCAATAAAGCGCTATCTGTTCCTCTCATATCGGTGTTAGTTGTTGTGGTTGCGACTAGCGTAACATTGGCTACGGGATCGGTAGCAGCGTTAAAGTCGTTTAGGCTTCCTATAGCCACCCCATTTGATGCGATACCGTCGTTATCAATAAGAGCGTCATCAGTGGTTATATTGGTTGCTGCTGTTAGTAGCCTTGTAGTGGTAGACCATGCCTTATCAGCACCGGCCTGAGTAATGCCTACATCGTTAGCAACATTCGTAGTGGTAGCTACTGTAGTGACGTTATCCACCGCCCCCGCTGTTAGGTTGATGCTAGCCGCCAGTAGAGCGCTATCAGTACCGCGCATGTCTGTGTTAGTGGTTGTGGTTCCTACTGTTGTGACCGTTGCCACTGTGTCTGAAGCTGCGTCGAAGTTGTTTAGCCCATTAACGGTTAATGCGTCGTAGCTTGTTGCGGGCACTACAAAGTACTCATGCCATACAGGCAAAGAACCGGCTACAGTGACCTGAAGTAGTAGAATGCCGTTAGTGGCTGTGTCTGTCGCATCTAGCGTGGTTGAGTACCACCCATCTGTATCATGGGTAGCGTTACCTGCTGCGTTCTTTTGAGCGAATGCACCGCCATCTTTAGATAGCTGCATATCAGCTTGCGCAATGGTTAGCCCGGTTTCAGGGGTTACGCCATCGGTAGAATCTAGGAACGGACCAAACCGTACAATCTGAGAAGTTGCGTTTCTTAATAGATTCATCGTCTACGCCTATAATTGTACATTGCAACCGGTATCGGTAGTCCTGCCGCCAATGCCGTTACTGTAAAAGTTGGAGTTGCTACTATATCGCTGGTGCCGGTAACTAGTACGATATTAGGTATTGTACACGTTATAGTTTCCGTTGCGCTAATGTCATAAGAGGCCGCTGCTGTCCACGTTATTGTGATTACTGTGGCTGATGTTCTTACAACACTAGTAACTACCTCATTATCTCTGACCTCATTATTCCAGCCGTTTGCTGGCGTAGCAGATGCCGTACAACCATCGATAATCGCCTGTCTGTTTGTATTGAAGCCTGCGCCACTTTCTAAAGTATCGCCAGTTATGGTGATTATAGTTGTTCGGCCACCTGAGACTATATCGGCTTCTGTTGAGGTTGGGACTGTTGTACCTGTCAGTACGGCTGTACCGCCTGCATCTACCTCACCTTCAAAGTACTTACCGCCAACAATCCACTTGCCAGATTCTTCAAACTCGAAGTACTTCCCGCCTACTAGGAACTTAGGCATTATGGAACCGCGTCAATAGTAGTGTCGAAGTAAACAACCTCAGATGTTACGCCTAGGTAAATCCTCACGATTGGGACACTGTCCGACCCAGGCACCCCAGAAGTGTCTAGATCCATGAAATACTCATTATGGCCTGTTAGCGCTACACCTCCATCCATCCATGTCGAGCCGCCGCTATCATCAGTCCACTCTGTTCCTGCTGCCAAAATGTCGCTATTTCCATTCGATAGATAAACGGGGATTTGGCTAGAGGTTCCATCAGGATAGATTAATTCTGCGCGTGAATTTATATCGGTTAGCGTTACAGTATTAACTACTGCAAAATAGATTCGTACTGTGTCTGTAGATGCGTTAGAAAGAGCGGCCGGCCTAGCGTGTAAATCGAAGATAAACGGGCAAAACTCGCTAGAATCGGTGTTAGTCGTTACTTTGATACTAACCTTAGTGCCATCAGCAAAAGGCTCAGACTCATCTCTGTGTATACCTGTATCGTCTTGGCTCTCTGCAACTCCGCCACTTGATTTATAGGTTGACTGAAATTCTGACTGTGAAGCTGTATCGGTAGTATTTAGAAGCCTTATGCGCTTGTTGTAACCAGATAGATTGGTATCGGAAACGGTAGCAGTGGCAGACTTCTGGCACCTCTCAAATAGGATATCTACCATATCTACCGTTTCCGATACCAATCTATCTGGTTACAACAAGCGCATAAGGCTTCTAAATACTA